ACTCTATTAAATAAGGGTTGTCAGAATCTTTCATAATCTTTTATCCTTATGCGTCGTTAGCAGCATCAGTAGTAAAGAATAATTTAACACCTAAAAGTTTTGCATCGGCATCTAAATCATCGGCTGATACATCTCTAAATATTTCAAAGAATACATATTCATCTGTGCTAGGTGAACCAGCTATTGTAACTGCTCCACTTTCTGCTGTAACATCTAAATCGTTTGCCGTACCACTGTGAGCTTTTGCTGTTGGTGCAACTGCAGTTCCAAAAGCAGTGTTTAAACTATCATTGTCAGCTAGTGCTACGCCAGCTAAAGCCCAAGATACAGTTCCTGTATCTGTTGAGTTAGCTGTAAAAAATGCTTGAAAAGTTATTGTGCCCTCGTTCCAAGATTTTGGAAAAGCGATAGCAAATTGTGCAAACTCATCAGAGTTTTTATCAAAATCAAAAGTTTTAAGTTCAGGTCCGTTTCCTAATTCTACTTGATTTGGACCTTCAGCACCATTTGTTGTATTAGGATACATGGAAGCAGCTGGAACCCAAATACTTTCTTTACCTGCAATTTTGATTGCACCAGTGTTGTCACCAGCATCCACTGCTTTAGCAACTCCAGTTCCATTAGGAGCTATAGTTATATCTCCATTAGCTGCATCTGTAATTGTAATCGTACCTGAGTTAGTACCTGAGTTGGTATCTAAAATTAAATCGTGTGCTCCGCTAGAAGTTATAGTTGCATTTGCGGCACCTGTTCCAACAACTGTTTCTCCAGTTCCTTTTGGTTTAATAGCTATGTCAATATTCGAATCATCACCTGTTGCAGATAATGTAGGATCGTTTCCTGTTGCCGCATTTGCTATTGTAAATTCGTTAACCGCTGAACTTGTAGCTGTTACTTTTGTAAGTTCATTTCCGTTTGTATCTAAAATAGATGTTCCAATTTTAGGTGAAGTTAAAGTTTTATTTGTTAAAGTTTGTGTCCCCGTAAGTGTAACATCACCAAAACTTAAAGTTGCTATGTCTGGATTAGTGCCATCATTAGCTGTTGCAAAAACTAATTGATCACCTTTATCATCTGCTGCAAAAGTAAAACTATCTCCTGAACCAGTTATATATTTAAACTGCACTGTATAAGAACCAGAACTAGAATTTCTTAAAATGTAAAAAGTTTGAACATCCAAAGGTATTGTAACAACTGCATTGTCAGATAAAGACCCAGTGAATTCTATCATTCTGTGAGATAAAACTGCTCCAGTTGATCCATCAGAAACAGATAAATTAACTGTACCACCACTAGTTAATGCTTGTTGTGTAAAACCACCAGAAATTTGTTCTATGATTTGTAAATTAGTATTAGTTTTTGTACCCCACGTACCGGCATTTTCACCAGTTGCTTGTAGTTCTATACCCAAAGGTGTATATGTTGATGCCATAAATTTTTATCTCCTATGCAGCGTCACTATAACTTGTATTTGATCCAGTTGCAACATCCGAATATGATGAATTCGATCCTGTTGAAACATTACTATAGCTGGAATTTGAACCAGTGTCAACATCTCCATAAGCTTGAATTCCGATTATTCCATTTGACGCTGTAGCTGCGTCTAGAGTTAAACCTTGTGTAAAATCTGTTATTGTAGATAAAGAACCTGCTGCTGACGTTGCCGCTATACCTGTTAAAGGAACTCCTATCGCTGGCACTATAGACCCTACAGATGTTGATGAAGATATTCCTGTTAAATTTACTAATTCAACAGATGTAATTTCTATCTCACCTATAGAAGCAGTAGAGGACACTCCTGTAATGTCAGCAGGACCAAATTCTAAACCTATAGTTCCTACATTAAATGTAGCTGATACTCCTGTTATTGGCTCAGTGCTTACACCAAAAGCTAAACCTAAAGTTCCTAAACTAAAACTAGCTTCTTGACCTGTAATATCTGGTGTTGAATCAATTTGTAAAGTTGTAGTTCCTAAAGTTGTGGTTGACTCTTGTCCTGATACTCCAACCACATCTGCAGGTGATATTGATCCAACACTTGCAGTTGCATCTATACCAACAACATTTAAAACTTGATTAGGAGATTCACCCCAACTTAAATCACCCCACTCATCTCTACCCCAACCAACTAAAGTTCCTGAATAAGATAAAGTTGGTGTTGCAAATTCTGATTGTTGTCCATCTAATACTTGACCTATACCTATCGTAATCTCGCCAACTTGACTTCTCATTATTTTGAGAAGTTCAGTCCCTGTTGGTGGGTCTGGAATCATTTCCAAAGGAACACCTATACCTTGAATGGCTGTCCCTAAAGTAGTATCTGCTTGTACGCCTGTTGGAGTTACAAGTTCATCTCTGCCTTCTCCCCAATCAGCTGTGTTCCATGTTATTCTTCCCCAACCTGTCTCGTTAAAAGATAAAGTGCCTTCGGCGTTTAAAGATATTGTAGAAGATAAACCAGATGGTTGAGCGACTGCATCTTTTAATTCATTCCATTCGTCTTCACTCCAAGACTTTGCACCCCAACCTACATCTAAAATTGTAGAACCACTCCATTGAGATTGATCCCAGGTTAACCGGCCCCATCCTGAAGTTACCGACATAATCGGCCTCCTATGCTATACGAATGATTGCGTTACTAGCGTCTGCTGTTGGAAATTGAATTGTAAATGTTCCACTTGATACTGTTTTGTCACCACCAAAGGCAATAACAGCAACAGCTTTGTCAGATTGTGAATCGTTATAAATTAAAGCACCATTAGCTGTAAAAGATGCCGAAGTAAAACTTACATCTGCAAAATCACAAAATGCAGTTGTTCCAGATGTTGTTGGAGTTACTGAAGTAAGTGCTGCACCTGCAGCTGTGTATCCTGTTCCAGATATTTCGTTACTAGTTGAATAAGCAGTGGTTCCTGCACCTAAAGATGCAGAACTTGTATATAAAGCTATTTTAAAAGTATCGCCACTTGTTGCAGTGAAATTATGAGTTCCAACTAAGATCTCTTGTTTAAAACTTGTGCATATTGCTGATGATATAGCCATAATTTTTCTCCTACGGGTTTGCTGAAGTTACCGGAATACGAACAGCGCCATCAGTGTAGTCGTCTCTTCGTCTTCTACCAACTTGCTCATTAGCAAACTTCTGTACCTCTTGTTTATACTTATTTTCATATAGTGTCAACATATCTATTGGACCTTTTAAAAATGAAAATGCCTCCGACAAACAACAATATAATAGCCCATTTGGAAAGTTAAGACTAATATAATTGGTATCGTCATTTTCTAATAATGCTGGCGCTTTGTTGTAATGGACTCTAAATTTATATGTTGCATCCGGGACTGGAGCAAACATTATTCTTCCAGAAGTGGTATCAGACTCTCCTGTTGCACCACCAAACATAGCATAATATTTTGGTTTTCCTCTTTTAGCTGATTCAGTTGAAGGTATATATTCTTGTAAATATGAAATATCTTTTTTTTCTAAAAATATATTTGCTCCTGTCGTGGCAGATGTTGAATCATAAACTTGAATAGCTCTAATAAAAACTGCTCCTGCTGGAGAGTTAATTGTTTCTTGCCCTACAACAAGATCTCCATCTTGTTGTTTCCTATCAGCATCAATAGGTATATCTCTAAAAATTCTATATTGTGCATTTAAAATTATATTCTCTAAAACAGCGTCTGTTAAAACATTAGAATCTGTTTCAGTATAACTTTTTATTTGTGTTTTTAATCCTGATGCACTTAATCCTGCCATTATGCTATTACCTCTCTACAATCTGGACAACTTTTTTTAAATCTTAAATGTTTTAGACAATGTTCTGGTTTAGGTTTTTGTACCTCTTCATACAAAACAAGATGTGGGTCTTGTTTTTCTGTTATAAACAAATTTTTTATCCAATTCCAAATATTACTTATCATGGTGTTATTGTAACTGGTCCTGCAGACACAGTTGGTCCTCCTGCTTCTTCTGTTATACTAGGAGTTGAGCCTAGTGTAAACGTATATTTATTTGTTGTGGTTACTGTTATACTAAAACCTGAAGAGTCTTCATAAGCTGTAAAAGCTACACCTCCAGGACTTCCTTGTACATTTCTAAATCTTACTGTATCTCCTGAAGTTCTTCCATGATTGTTTTCTGTCACAGTTATTGTTGTTGACGAAGCTGTAGTGGAAAAAGGATTATTACCTAACATAGCAGCAACTGCTGGTTCTACTCTATCGGTTCTAACATTCCTTAATGAAATACCATCTGCACCATGTGGTTTAGGCTCCAACTGTGGTTGTTTAGCCTCGTACTCTGAAACATGGACCAATGATCCATTCCATTCTCTAAGCATTTCTTTGTACGGAAATTCCATACCAGATCTATCTGATATTGCTTTTGCGTATTTACCTGTTGCATATTTTGACATTATGTTCCTGGATAATAAGTTTTAGGTGTAATATGTGTACTAGAAGCAGAACCATCTTCTGCTAATGCTCTTGCAAATTCATCTTCATAAGCGAGTTTCATAGGTTGAATTAATTGTGGTTGATATTTTTGTGATAAATAATATGCAAGTCCTGACACCATACAAGGTACAAATCTAAATGGTACATCAGTTGCATTTGTGTAATCTCCAATATCTTGAATTCTTTTAATGTAATAAATGTTTC